CGGTCCATTCCGTCCTGGGTCGGCTTGAAAAAGAAGGGGTAATTAACCGATATGGGTACCACCTTATCTGTGAACATGGACTTGGCATCAGGTCCAGACTTGGATAATATACCATACCTTGAGTCACTTGATATGGTTGCCAAGTTAACCACCTCTCCTGAGGCCATGAAAGAAAACCCGGACCGCCTATTCTTAAGGTAACACATCCCAAAGGATCGTGGATCTGCCTTACAAGCTTCCCAGAAAATAAAGAATAATCTATTTGATTCTCTAAAGTCTGGTGCCCCGACGTCAATTTTAGACCACTGCAAGTACATGTAATGAGTACCACTAATGTAAGTAGGAATGTCTTTGTTATAAAACCAAAAACCTTCTTCCCTACGAGTAAATTCATTATCGATGTAATCATACCATTGTTCTTTAAAATCTTCTGGGTATTGTTTAAAATCAAAAACAGTTTTTATTTTATTTAACTCTTTTGGATATTCAAACTTACTCCATTTATTGTTTTTAAATCTATAAACATCTTTTTCTTTTGGTAAAGCTATTTTAAGATTTTGTATTTCATATATATCTCCAATAGTTCCATCTTTACTTATTACAACTACATCATATTCTTTGTTGTAACCATACTCCCATTTTTTAGATTTGTTTAATCTTTTTACTACTTTAGGATTTATATGTTCCTCTAATATTTTATATAAGCTTTGCTGATACATTACTTAGATCTCCCTTCTGCAAAACCTTTAAAAGTTTTTTGTTTAACTTCTTTTGGTTTAGCTTCTAACATATCTTTTTCTTCTTGTATACGATTAAGTATTTCAAACGCATCAAATATTGCTAGCTTTTTAGTAGCGGCAGCGTTTTTTAAACGATCAGCTGATATGTCGTCGTCTGAATCTACAATAGGTTCTTTAGCAACCTTTATCAATTCGTCCACCGCCTTTTGCCCAGCGTGGATTATATTCAACTTCGTTTCCTTTGTGTTCATACTTAGCAAAGATATTTTTAGATTTCATACAATATAAAAGTTCTTCATCAATTAAAAACCTCCACTCTCTACCCGGTGGATAACCTACTACATCTCCTGTTTTTAAACCTTTTTGTTTTAACTGATTGTTATTATATTTTATAATACCAACTAAATCTTTATCTTTTATTGGTTTTATAAAACAATAGTCACCAAATGTTTTCCATTTATTACTTTGATTAAATAAATATATTTGGTCAGGAGAAGCAAAATACATGTCTTCATTAAAATAAGATGCAGAGTTTCTTTCTTCTCCATTTTGATCATACCATCTTCTAAATATATTATGATGTACAACTACAATGTCACCAACATTTATTTCTGTTCGATATGCTGTGGGTATTGCTATAACTTTAGCAAACCTACTTATAAACTCAAACTCTTCTATTGAAGTGTTTATAATTAATTTTTTATTACCAACTCTTAATTCATTTTCATATCTTTTATTAAGAGGTGTAATAATAAAGTTTTGAATACTTCTCATTAATATTCTAAATCATACTCAACAGATATAGCCATGTTAGAATTAAATTTCTTCCATGGCAATACCTCGTTGTTTTTCTTTATATAAATATTATAAGAACTATCAGATTGATCAAGCATTATACAATGTATTTCATGTCCTCCATAAACCTGCTGACCTATAGAATAATGCATGGCATCATTTTTATAATCAGCACCAATACTGATTTTTCTTATATTAGAATCCATTAGTCAACTTTTTTTAAGTTTTCTTGAGGAATTTCTTCATAAGATCCATCTTGCACATTAATATTAACAGCGCCATACTGTTCTTCTAGTTCTTTTTTAAGCTCATCCATTTTAGATTTAAGAACTGGAACTTGCGCTAACATATCTTGCTTTTGAGCTTCCATAGCTCCAATTTGATTTATTAATGTAGCCATTTGGCTCTGATTGTCTTGAATTTGTTTTAACTGATCTTCAGTTATTTTTTTTACTTCTTTACTCATAATTTAATTTTGATTTAATTTTAATAACTTTACTTAGTTATAGTCACTTATTTTATTAATGTTTTACTTTTTAAATATGCTAGTTGCTTTTTCTGTCGTGCGCCCGCCGAAATAGGCTAAGACAACCGCCATCATAACATTTTCAAAAGTTGAGTTCCAATTATCATGTATTGTAAAAGGTATACTTTCTACACTGTCTAGTATTCCAGCAAATGAAAATATAACGATACACCATATTAAAACTAGAGGTCGCACGTTTTTAGACATCCAAGAATCAGACATTGAATCTGCTTTCCATCTTGAAGTGATAGCCTCTATTTCTTTATTCTGTTGATCAAATATTAATTGTTGAAGTTTAATTTTATCTTCAACTGGTGCAGGAGATTTAGTAATTTCAGCTATAGCTTCTTGCGGAGATGTTACTCCTTTTAATACATTAGCTAAAGTTGGATTTACAACTGACGCTGCTCCAAATAATAATTTTCCAACCGTTGTGTCTTTAAAGTTTTTTTTGTTTTGCATAAGCTTCTTTTTCCCAAGGTAGATTTTTATCACCCTCGTTTATTTTAGATCTTAAATATTTTTTACCTTTCCAATAAACATACTTGTCATCATAGTATAAATCACCTCTCATTATTTGATCAGTGTGTACTTTTTCATGACTTATAGTTTGTTCCTCAACATCCTTGGGTAGGTTTTTATTTATAACAATACACCCGGTATTTAATGTAACACCATGGACTGCTGGGTCTTTAAACTCTACTCTATACACAGGAGTATTATCTATTGTGTATGGAGCTTTCATTTTAAAGGCCATTATCTTTTATAGCTACAACCTTTTTTCTTAGCGCCTTTTCTTTCAATCATAGCAAAATCGTTAGCATCTACATCGCCGTCGCCATCTCCCATTGCATCGATTTTTTGGCCGCCTTCATTTAATTTTTTAGCTGCAGCTCTATTATCAACTGGCATAATAGCTTCTAAGTTTCTAACAGATCCATAAACATCACTAAGCGGATGTATTTTGCCTGGAAGCATTTTAACAGCAGCTTTATCATAAGTCATTAATGTTTGATCTTTTTCACTAGGCTGCATTGCTTTTTTAGTAGCAGCTTTGTCATAAGCTTTAAGTGATTTATCTGCTCCATGCAATTGTTGTTCTGCATCGTAAATTAATTCCCTGTCGCGGATCATTGTGTATCTTGGATGGTTACCAGTGTATATGTATTCGTGTCCCATTTTTTTTAGTTTTAAATTATTATCTTGGTTTAAAAACCAATGTAAGTTCTGATTCTTCTGAACTAGTACCAATAGCACCAGTTTCTACACCAGAAATGTTTATTATATCTCCAGCGCTTAAGTTATATGATAATCCAGATGAAAATTTACCTGGAGTTGTTCCGTTGTCAGCGTTAGTTAAACTTATACCTATACTTCCTACCTGTGTATAGTTTAATGTAGAAGTTGTACTTCCTGTAAGAGGATTGTTCATTGTATATAAATATACTTCCCACACGTCGCCTGCTCCTGCTATTACCGCAGGTGTTGAGCTTATCCATTTAAAACCAGCTGCTACCAACGTACAGTCTATAGGTATAGTTAATACTGAAGAGTGACTAGAAGCTGCTGAAGCTGCTGCTCCAAACTCTAACGTGTCACCAAATATACCTGGATCTCCTCCAAACATATTTCTAAATGTACCTGTTACCATAAACGGACTAACCATAAGATCTTGTGGAGTAATTCTTTTATTATCTGCTCCGTCATATCCTACTATGTGTGAAACATTTGCTGGATCTGTTTCTAGCGTAAATTGTGAAAATTTAATATCTGCCATTTTATTTTTTATTTATTTATTCTCTAATCATTAAATCCACTCCGTTTTCTAGAAGCATTCTAAATGTTCCTGGTCCAACATTATTTTCTTGAATTATATAATTGGTTGGAGGAGGTGGGGATACTTTTGCTCTATTAGGTACAGCAAGTATTGCATTAGCGCTTCCTAGTATTGTTGGTGCCATTATAATAAAGCTATTATATCAGACGCTGTTGTATTAGAAGCATTTACTCTTCCTACGTTAATAGGAATAAATGAAGCATCTCCTACGTTTTTTAATAATACTGGAGCAGTAGCAGATGTTTGAATACTTACATCACCACCAGTTCCTACGTATAATAAAAAAGAATTAGGTTTAGAATTACCTTGATATATAGCGTAAGCTTTTGGAGTAGCAGCGAATATATTAGCGCTTAGTTTTAAAACTGTAGCACTTATTCTACTTGTTACTTCAGCCACGGTTCCGTCAGTTAAATTATAAACAGCATCACCTTGTGATACACCTGCTGCTATAAAATCAGCACCTCCGTCTTCTAATTCATTTACTGAAACAGCTGTATTATTTCCACTAGCTATATCATAAGGCTGTGGAATATTTATAGTGTCGCTAGGTATTACATCAATAGCATAGCTAGCTTGATTTTGTGGAAAGTTTGATATTGCCATTTTATTTTGCTTTTTCTGTTATTGGACCTGGGCTATATTTACATGGCGCACATTTTAAATGCATGCCATTTCTACTATTACCTTTAGCCATTGGCATACCGGTTGGATCTAGAGGTCCTTCCCATATCCATTGTTGTCCTACTTGTGTTTTATTTGTTGCCATAAGTTATTTTTAAATTTATAATAAATATGTATCTTCGTATAAACTGTTCATATTGTTCATACCTATATCTGAATTATATTGATCCGCAGCCATATCTGCTTGAGTTCTAAATTCAAATTTATCTGTATAAACGGGTTTTCTTCTTGTTTGATCTGCCGCTTCTGTAATCATACCAGTATCAGCGCCACCTAATATCATTGAATTAGCCGCAAAAGGATTAATCATTGCTGTTTGCTTTTCAAATCTTCCGGCTGATCTTAAATTACTACCAGCATATGTTGATCTGTCTTCCTGTCTAACTGAAGCAGCTCTTTCTCTTGCTCGTAGTTCATTTTCTTTAATAGCGTTACTTATTGGTCTAGCATTAACAGGCACTAATGGTTGTCTAGGTGGTGCTACAAAACTTTGAGTTGGTGGAACTAAAGCTGGAGGCATGTTCATAGTTACCGCCGCATTTGTTGCTTGTGTGTACCAATCTTGATAAGGCATTATCTAAAATTTTTTAACATTTTACCAATAGGTTGACCGCCTGTTATTGAATTAGCATCAGCTATAAAAGGTCTACCTTTTTTCTTTGGCCCAAGATCTTCTCGCGGCGAAGTAAATGTAGTGGTACCAATTGAATAATCTTGATTTAAAAAATCATAAGAATTAAAACCAGGAAGCAAACCACGATTATTATAGTCTATACCATAATTACCAATGTTGTACCCAAAAGTTCTATTATTTAAACTTGAAGAAAAATTACCACCTCTATTAAAATTAAAATAAGTGTTTACTCCTGGTAAAATATTATTTTTATTATTAGTTTTGTTTTCAATTAACTTGTCTTGTTCTTCTTTCTTTTTCTTTGCTTCAAGAATTTTTTCATCTCTATTTTTTAAACCTTCTTCAAGTATATTTTTTCTATTTACATCATTACCTCTTATTTGATCACCGAGAGTATCTCTATCTAAAAAGTTTTCTAATCTTTTATTTACTCTACGAGCTACATCACCTACAGACCCACCAGCTGTTAATTGGTTTTTAAATTCTGTAGACATGTTGCTAAAATCAGCATCTTTTCCAAACTTTCTAATATTCTTTTTAATAGCTCTAGCTTCACGTCTAAAATTTTTCTTTTTTATTTTAGCGTCTAATTTAATATACTCAGGGCTACCAGGTTTTAATTCACCTAATTTTTGTTCTAATCTACTTAGTCCAGTAGATCTACGCTCTCTTGCTTCAGCATTAGCTATAGCATCATCCGAACTAAATTGAATGGTATTTGCTTGATAACTTACTGGAGCGGTAACATTAGATTTGTCTATTATTTCGTCTGCCATCTTGATTTGTCTTTGTTAACATTATCTATTGAGGTTTGTAAAACCTTATTCATATACGTATCACCTTTCATTATAACGTTTCTTTTAACGCTTGTAGGTATATCTTCCTCACCAGTCATTATTCTATATATTCTACTTATTAGTTGTTTACCTTTAAATGAAATTTTGTATATATTATATTTTTGTGTTGTTCTGTTTCTATTACGCCAAACAATTATCCAACCGTTTTGTATTAATTTATTCCAACGTCTATTGTTCCAACTATATGAATATGTACCTATTTCAAAATCATTTTTTGTAAATAAACCTATACAGTCTAAATATATTATCAACTCTAGTTCAGCATCAGTTAAGCCGTTGTTTTTACAAGCCCATTTGCGTATTATACGGTAATGTTTCAACAAGTGTAGATCTTTAATATCACTTGCATTTAGCTTTTTCATAAAACAACGACCACGTCTCTTAACTTGATAACGTGATATGTATCTTTATTTATTTCTATTTTGTGGCCTGCTCTACTATCAAAATAAATTTCATCGCCTTCATTTATACCTTTAACATCTTCACCTTGAGTTAATACTTTAGCTTTTTCAAATCTAATGTCTTCTCTTTGGCTGTGAGTTAAAAGCAAACCACCTTTTGTTTTTTCAACACCTTGTTGCGTAGGTGTTATAATTAAATTATCTCCTATCGCCTTCATGTACTCTAATATTATTTATTACACAATCAGTCGATAAAATAGTTGTAGCTACAGAAGCCGCATTTTTTAGGGCGCTTTTTGTAACTAATAGTGGATCAATAATACCACCATCAATCATGTTTACCATATTTCCTGTAACCACGTCTATACCATCTCCCGTTTTACAACTACGTATCAAACTTGGATTTAAACCAGCGTTTGATAATATAATATTAAAAGGAGATTTAATAGCATCAAACAAAACTTGTTCTGCTTTATTAGCAGCTTTAATTTTTGTTGAAGCGTTAAGTAGAGCTATACCTCCGCCTGGAACTATACCTTCTTTTATCGCGGCTTTTGTAGCACAAACAGCATCTTCTACTCTATCTTTTTTTTCTTTTAATTCTACATCAGAATTAGCACCAACTTTTACATTGGCTATTTTAGCGGATAGTAATGCTAATCTTTTTTCAAGTCTTGTTATAGGACCAGGTTTTGTTTCTTTAGCTATATCTTTTTTTACCTGCTCAATAACATCTTGTACTTCTGGTGAAATACCTGCTACTTGTATAATGGTTTCATATTCTGTTGTTACTGACTTTACGCATTCACCTAAGTGTTCTGGTTGTATTAAATCTAAATCATCACCTAAATGCTCGTTAATAACTGTAGCTCCAGTCATTAAAGCAATATCATTTAATACTTGTTTTTTAGTAACACCAAAATTTGGAGCATCAACTATATTTATTTTTATATTACCTTTAATTTTATTCATAGCTAAAGCAGCTAAAACTTTAGTATCCGCATCGGCTATAATTAAAAGAGGTCTGTTAGTTTTTATAACGTGTTCTAATACAGCTTGAATTTTACGTATATTTTCTATTTCTGATTCTACGATTAATACTAAAGGTTTTATAAGTTCTGCTTTTTTACCCGCTTTATCGGTTACAAAACTCATGTTCTTTAAACCTTTTTCATATTGTATACCATCTACTATTTCTATATACGTTTTATCTGTATCAGATTCTTCCATAGCTACAACACCGGTTTTTCCTACTGCTAAAAACGCTTGGGCAATTTTTTTACCTAATTCACTATCGTTATTAGCTGATATTGTTGCTACTTGTTCTACCATATTATCTACAACAGGTATACTTATTTCATCTAAGTATTTTATTGTTTTGTTTACAGCTGAGTCAATACCTTCCTTTAACCATCTTACACTGGCATTGTCTTGTTGTTTGGCTAGCTGTAAAATTGAATGAGCTAGTATTGTTGCAGTTGTAGTACCATCACCCGCTTCTTTTACTGTTTTACGAGCTGCCTCTTTAATTAAAGCTGCGCCCATGTTTTCAACAGGATCAAGTAATGTAATACTTTCTGCTACTGTAATACCATCTTTTGTTATGGTTGGTTTACCTAAATTATCTTCTAAGATAACACACTTACCGTTAGCCCCAAGAGTGGAGCTAACAGCTTTTGTGAGTTTATCTATTCCATCTAATATCTTACCTTGAGCCTCTTGACCAAAGTTAAGATTTTTTACAAGTTTATCTGTCATATTATTTAATTAAATTTTATTGTGGTTTAGATATTAATCAAAGGTTTTAACTACCTTAGGTCCTTTTAAGAAATCTACTTTTTTAGTGTAATGCTCTACTGATCCATCAATAGCAGCTTCTGCTCCGTCTATAGTTTCTCTTCTTGTGACATCATGCCATTTTTCACAGCAATGATCTTCATTTGGATTACAAGGACAATCAATGTCTTTATACTCCGTTTGATAAAAACCGTTAGGTAATTGAGTTATCCTCCAGTTTTTCTTTTCTGAAAGATGTTTCCAAAGTTTGATTTGGTCTTCGGATACTTGTGGTTGACTATTCCACGTTCTAGTCGAATAATAAAACGTCATTGGTTTTGGTTTTAATTAATAATTGGTTTTGCTCTCACCGAGCAGGTATATTTATATAATCACTTGTAAAAGTGTTATTTTACTATGCATTTTCTAATGCTGTAACTTTAGCAGATAATTCTTGTACGGCTTTTACTAATACAGGAACTAATCTACCATAGCTAGCTTCTAATTTATCAGGATTAGCATCATATACTAATCTTAAGAAATCATCATCAACAGCTTGAAGTTCTTGAGCAATAAACCCAATATCTTTCATACCATCAGTTGCTGGTTTAATTTTTGTTCTCTCTCTGTTTTCAGTTACTACCATTTTACCGTCTTCACCTTCAACTTCTTCGTGTGAAAGTTTTACAGTCTCTATTTCTCTAGGATCCCAAACGAATTTTCTAGGTTTTAAAGAGTTAACTAGATCAAGACCATAATCAATATCTTCTATATCTTTTTTATCTCTTTGATCTGATAACGCAGATATTGAATTTTGTTGACATCTTAATACTGTTACACTTGCGTTACCTAATACTATTTCATTACTAACAGTTGTTCCAGATATTTGAGCGCCATTACCAATACAAGTATTGTTACTACCACCAGACGCTGTATTGTTAGCAGGACCACTTTGGTAACCCATAAATGTATTATATTCTCCATTTGTATGCTCAAGCCCAGCTGCTTCACCAATCATCACATTGTATTCTGACAAACCATTTATATCTTGACCACTACTAGTTCCAATACAAACATTGTGTCCACCGTAAACTTTGTTACCAGAAGCTCTATATCCAATATGTACATTGTATTTAGAGTCAGCTCCTGAAACATACGCTTCACCACCAATTTTTCTACCTATATAAACACCGTATTGTATACTTTCATCTAGCCCATCTTCAAAAGCTCTAGCACCAATAACAACAGTAGAACTAGTATTAACTACATCTCCTTCAAACATTTCATGACCGATCCAAACATTTTCTTGATGATTATATCCTTTGATTGCCGCAGCTGTATTTCCTGTACCGATTATTACATTTTCTCTGTTGAAAGTGTTAGGATCAGTTAACCCTTGTTGGATAAATCTACTACCTATTACTATGTTTTCACTAAATCTATTGGCTACATTTCCAGCTGTAAAATCTAATGGTGCCGGTACTGGACCAGGTCCACAAATTTCTAAAGCTAAAAAGTCTTGAATATCACTAGGGTTTTCAGGAAGCCAAGCATCCATATTACCCATAGGATAACTTGTCATCCAAACACCACCTTTTGTAAAGTTGTTAACACCTGTAGGCCATTGTAAGTCTGCTCTGTAACCTTTGTGCATTTCTACTGGAAAACCACCACCACCAGAAGAATCAGGTACAAATTCACCTGATACTGTTTGTGCACCTGTCCATCTAGTATTAAAACCAAATACAGGTGTTCCTGTTTTTTCTACTGATCCAGCATCAAATGCTACTGTATCAATTATATCTTGCATTGTATATTGTGTCGCAGCTGTTGTAGCTGTATTGACATTATCGTTCTGTGTTGTAACAACTCCTCCTGGTTTAGAAGGGTCGTACCACGAAAGTTTATAAGTTAAAGGAATATTTGCCATTTGTTTTTAGTTTTGAGTCATTGGCCACTCCGGATTAGGAGGAGTATCTGGCCCGTCTAATTTATACATATCTTATTTTTTTATTGTTTAATCATTACAATACCAGCTGCATTTAATGGAGCAGCTGCAGTTCCATCTGTTTGATATAGTTGACCAGCTGTTAAACCAGCGGCACCAGCCGCCGCGTCATCTGGGTGCGCAGGTAAACTATTACTAAATGTCATACCACCAGCTGTTTTAATAGGCGCATCCATTAAGTTGTTAATAAAGTATTTATTTCCAGAAACATTAACAGGTCCTACATCATGCCATATACCCGCGTAATCAGTATGATTAGTTGTAGTTGACCCATCAACATCTATAAATATAGCTCTATGATCATTTACAGAACCAGCATCTAAACCTGTTGCTCCGTAAAATAAACCATACATATAACCAATGTTAGCATTAGGGTTTGTTACTTCGTTTGCTGTTCTAAGACATATTTGGAAATCAACATCACTAGCAGCTGTTGTATCTTCAACTTCAACACTAGCATTTAACGCGTATGCAGCTACCATGTTTTTATCTTGATTACCTCTTAATCTAGTTCTAGCAACTAAAGCTTGCGCAGAATAAACATCACCACCACCGCCATTGTCTATATCAATTCTTTGTTCTGTACCAACTAACTGTAAAAAACCTCCAGTTGCTACTCCTGAGTATTGTAACTCAGAATATCTTAATTGATTAATGTTTGATGTACCAGCAACGTCTGCTTGAAAATCTAATGTTTCTCCTATTTTAATAGCAGGCTCATCAACAGTCATTTCCTGAGCTAATCTAATTGTATTAGTGTCAGGCACTGGAGACAAGAATGTCGTATTATCTGGAATCATTATCCAAATTTTACTTAATCCATCATTGCCAACTGTATCTATAATGTCTTGCATGCTGTATTGAGTGTTTACTCTAGTAGCATCATTTACATTTTCATTTACTGTGGTGATAACCGCTGTTGGCTGAGCAGGATCATAAAATGATAATTTATAATTTACGGGTATTTGTGCCATTGTTTATTACGTTAAGTCTATTAATTCTTTTGTTAAATTCATTTTATCATAAGTTGGCTTAATAGTTTGTTCTAAGTTACTAATTAAATCTGAGTCTTTAGAATTTTTATTACAATCAACTTCTTGATAAAATTTTAATTGTTTGTGATCTTTAATTAAATCTACTAACATCTTTGCTTTTCCAGCCTCAAGATCTTTTGATTCAACTGTTATTTTTATACTATCTATCATATCTATATTGTTTTATCCTAGTGATATTTTTAAGTCACCAGCATCATTCCATAATACTCCTTTTGAAACTGGATCTGCTGTAGGTAGATCTTCAAATACAACTCTACCACCTGTTGCTTTTAAATATTTACATCGCATGTTAGAATATGCTTCGTCTTCAAATACAAGAGCGTATTTTCTTTTACTATCTCCAGTGTTTCCTTGGAAGTTATGAGTGTGACCATCTCCATAAAAATTACCACTATTCATAAGTTTAGCATAAGAAGTATCTTGTCCAGCCCAAACAATATGATGTACTGGACCACCCATATTAGAAGATGTATCAGTCGTGTCTATAAACCAAACACATACAGTAGATGGTAAAGAATCTGCACTTGGATCATTTGGACTAGTTTCGCTAACTAGTTGTATTTTCATTAGACCATTTCCAGGACTAGCACCAGCATTATCTACTCTTAAGTTAAGAGGCAATGTGTGAGAAGCAAGCATCCAATTATCAAGTGACTTAATGTCAAAACCGTTGTTGATTATACCTCCGTAACCTTGAGCGGTTATTATATCTTTTACACTTTCTTCTAACATAACTCTAACATCCATATTTAGAGTTAAACCTCCAGACCAATGATCATATCCTGAGTCTACAGCTGGAGTCCATTGTTTTCCATATTCAAACCAACCAAAGTCAGAAGCAGCTTGTCTTTCATAAGCTACAAAAGTTCCAGGCGTTCTTACTTGTCCAAAATCAGGTGAACCAGGTTCTTCGTTAGTTAATCTAAATTTAAAACCTTGTCTTTTATCTGCAATTATTCCTGAACCAGAAGTTTCTGGAGTAATCCATCTAACATCACCATTACTATCCGCGCCTAAATAAGCACCAGGTGTAGATTCACTGTTGTCATATGTTTTTATTTTGTTAGGTATGAGTAAGTACCCTGTTTTTAATTCAACACCTGATCCAGAATAACCAGCAGAAGCTTGGCTTGTAGCGTTTACTGTAAATCTAGGACTAGTGTAACCAGCTCCAAAACCTTGTGTTCCTCCTGGTAAACTAACATCTAAATGACCCCATCTAAGATCACCTTTTATAAAAGGTCCACCGCTAGAAATACTTGCATCTCCAAATAATAAATATCTCCAGTAAGTATCTGTGTACATTTGACCTCCTTCAACAAGCCAAGATGCGCTTGTTGTAGTAGGGAATGTTCTAGTAACTTCGTTATAATTATTCGCGTTAAATACACTGCTTGTATATATAATGTTTGGATTACCAGACTCAATAGCTACTGGAGCTTGTACTCTCCATCTCCATGTTCCATCTCCACCTTTCCACATCCAAGCCTTTTCATCTTCTTCAGAAATCTCTATGTCAGAATTTATATCTATACCTCCAGCAACAAGAGAAGTAAGTTGAACTCCAAAACCAAATGTACTTATATACGTACCAGGAGGAAAATCTGCATTTGCTGGGTTTACACCATCAGTAAAAATCATTACAGTTCCACCACCACCCGGTTCAAAAGGTACATCTGTATAAGTGTATGTAGTTCCACCGTCATCTAATGTAAAACTAAAAGTAGTATTACCAGCGTTATACCAGTTATTCAAAGCTTGGGAAAAATTACCAAACTGAGCACTACTACCGCTGAACGACCATTGGGAATCTTGTGTTTGACCAAAAACACTAGCTCCGTTTGCACCAAAATCATAAGGATCAACTTCGACCTGGGAAGAAGTAATTGATTTAATTTTAAACATTGGAGCCATATAATCTACACCCATTTGAGTAGGTTGCGAGGTATATGGTGCGCCTCCATATGTACTTGGAGGAGTTACCATGCTTATAAACTTCCATGCATTAACAGCAGTGTAAGGAGCGTATTGTTCTCCTACAGAACTATAGTTTATTAAATCTGTAGGTATTAAATGTTGTTCTGTCGAAGCGTTTACAGTATCTATAATATCCTGCATTGTATACGCTTGATCTGTCAAGTTTGCGTTCGATTGATTTGCCGTTTTATATAATCTATGAGATGGGTCATAAAAAACGACACCTCTTGAACTTGGTATTATTGCCATTTTAATTTTTTGTTTTTATGTTAAATCAACAGTCATGTTACTGTTTAAAATTCTATATCTTATATTTATTCTTAGATCTCCATCTCCTTGAGTTGGATCAATACCTGGTGTTCCAAGTACTAAAGCTGTATTTTCTACTAGTAATTGTCCTGAGTATCCTAAAGAAGTACCATTTTGATTACCTGAAATAAAATCACTAGCTCCGTTTATACGTGCTTGCTTAATACCAGCTTGTACAGCTTCTGTGTTACCAACAAAACCATCAGCACAAACTGTTAAGTAGCTTGTAAAGTCGTATACAGTTGTAGCAAACGTATATTTAAATGTTACGCTTAATACTTCTAATATCTTACCTGCTCCTGGAGACGCTATAAGTTGTTTAGGTGTTGTTGCTAAATTACCTAATTCATTAAAGTCAACAGTCATTGCTGCTTGTCTTGCGCCATCTGTTCCTGCTAAAGGACTAACCCATTCAACTAAAGCTCCTGTACTAGCTAATACTTGACCATTTGTTCCAGATGATCCTATGTTATCTACTAATGAAGCAGCTATTTTAAGATCACCTTGCATATCATTTGTTCCATCAAAAGAAGTAGTAACACCTGCCGTACCTATAGTACCAGCTACTGTTGGAAGAAGTTCTATGGTTTGAGAATTTACAGTTGCTTTAATAGCAGGATCAATTGATACAGCGTTTAAATCATCACTTATAGAACTATCACCTAGTTCTGTACCTGATGGTGTCCATCTAACTACTTTGTTAAGTGTTCCACTACCGCTGATCGCGCCGGCTCCGGCCGATACATCAATCCATTCAACTTGGCCTGCACCGGTAGAGGATAATACCTGACCAGCTAAACCAGCTCCTCCAGTATTATCTCTAATTTCACAGTCAAACCTTACAGCAGATGGTGCAGCTTGGAAATAACTTACACCATAAAAATCGTTTGTTCCACCAACAGGGTTACCTATAGTGTTATTAGCACCTGTTAACTGCGCGTCTACTGGAACAAGAACTTGTACTGCTGGACTCATTGTTATAGTATTGCCATCGTCAGTAACAGAACTATCACCAAGACTAGTAGTACCAGTCCATTTAGTCATAGTATTTGCTGTACCTGAACCAGAGAATATATTTTGGTTATCTATTTCTTGCCATACGGTTCCATTGAATACACACCAATCACCTATTTCCCAAGAATTAAAACCATCTAAGTTAGTTGTACCATCGTGACTAACGATGTAGTAGTCACCTTGTACACCTACACCCGATGCCAGTGCTGGAATATTATTATCAGCGTCCCATGTTCCTTTATAATTCAAGCCTGATGGTAGTTGATCTACCCACTCAACTCCGTTTCCTGTACCAAGGGAAGATAATACCTGTGTATTCGTACCAATGTTACCACCTGAATCTCTTATATCTCCGTAAAATTGAGTAGTATTGTATATTTGAAAAGGATTAGCATTTAACGTACCTATTGTTCCTACGTTAACTCTTTTATAAAAGTTAGCGTCACCACGAACTTCAGTTGTTACATCAGCTAAAAACTCAGCTGTTGTTGCAACTGCTCCACCAACTACAAGATTTCCTTCTATTCCTGCATCACCTAATACACCTACATTTTTTTCAAACGTAGCTTTTTCTGTATGTATTGAAGTATTAGGACCTGTTGTTTGGTATACGTATGAATTACCTAGTTGTTGATCTGTTACCCATACCGGCATGTAACCAGGAGTTCCTGATCCAAAGCCAAGTAGTGTAAGAATATAATTGGCAATACCTCCAACAGTAATGTTTATTGTAGGATTACCTGTTTGCGTAGTGTCAGACGCAAGTATACGGTCACTAGGTTTTACCGTAGCTTGAGGATATGAATATATTATTGCCATGTTTTATTTATTTCTTAAATTTTGTATTAAGGTTTTTAAAGAACCAACAGAAGCTGTAAGATTTCTAAACAAACCTTTATCTTTTTCTTGACCCGTCATATCTGCGCTAGCTGGTCTATTAGCTATTTCTTTGTAGGTTTGCTCGTTCTTTTTTCTAACGTAATCTTTTACATGATGATCAGTGTACTGTGTATCGGATAATTTAGTTAATACGTTGTCCACGCGGTTATTTCCAACTACATCAGTATCTTGTTCCATCATTCTAAGTGCTGATTTAGCGTGTTTAGCTTTCATAGCACCTTTTAAATTTTTAATAAGTTTCGGTGTAAATGCTCCGTTCATAATATTGTTTTTTGTGTGAAGTGTACATTTAGTATACTTACATATAAAACAAAAAATTTACATTTATTTGGGTAAATTTAAAAATTGCTGTGTAATATATACTTCTATTATATAATATAATATATAATATATTACTCCTATCTAGATATTATACGTAGTATAATATCATAAGGGGCGAGAGATATTTAGAAGCTTGTTACTAATAAAGAGTATTTGTATCACACCCCTAACTGGTTGATAATCAATACGTTACAAAATAATTTAGATTTACCTGGGCCCCCCATGTTTTTTACCACAATGCCAAAATGTTTTACGTTTTTCCCTTTTCGCCTACTATATTTTATATTTACTATTTTTTTAAAACTAATTTTACAAACTTAATATTCTTATACTTTGATAATTTAAATGTAAAAAGAATAATAATAAACAAAGTTAAATGACTATATTTAATAATGACATTATGACATATTATGACACTTTGTGCAATGACATCTTGACACATTTAACTAATAAACAATTATACACTTTTAATTACAAATAAAATACTGTCATTAAATGATAATATAATAAAAAAGATATGATATTAACAATTAAAAATAAATACTCAAAAACTCAAATTATAAAATTAATTAACACACTAAATTTAAACTTTATAATATTAAATAATAAACTTATATTTACTCACACAATTAATAATTATAATTATAAACAAATAACTAAATTACTTAATAAACATTATCTAAAATATATTATTACAAATTAAATACTATTACTTAATGATAATATAATAAACTTAAATAACTAATATAATAACTTAAAATTAAAATTATGACTCAATTAAATTCAAAAAGATTTGTTCTTAGACAATCACTAGTAGGTAAAAATCAAACTATCAATGTTACTTTCAAAAATGGTAAATCATGCACTTACAATCATGATAAAGTATTTGAAATTATGAAAGATACACTTACAAAATTACCTTGCTGGTTAAAGTACAAATCATACACTAGTTCAACTAATGTACCTGTAAAAGTGAGAAGTGTTGTTGAAGTAAAGTAATCAACACTCTCAAAATCTAGTCTTGGAGCACTGGTGGGTTTCGACTACCCACACTAGAACTAACACTTAAATATTATACAATGAAAAGAAAATTTCAACACTACGCAATCAATACACTATTATATTCATTAGCAACTCTTGCAATATCTGGAATACTAATGATTTCATATCACTTAATGTTTAACAATCCAACTATCACTTTTGGTGGTTGGTAGTACAAACTTAATATAATTACTAATTGATAATATAATAAAACTATGATTTATAACCAAACTCAAATAATAATGATTTCTCAAAAACTATTTAACAAGTCTCCATTTTTATTAACTAAAAATCAAAGACAACAAGTATTAGAAATCTATAATAAAACTAATTAAAATGCGAATAATAACTACTTACAACGAGAAGTTCCAATGTAACTGGTATCATTGTGAAATAGATTATCACAGATTCTCATCACCTAATCGTGAAGATGTTGAAGCTTGGCGAGATGATAGATTACAAAACAGTGATTATTACAAAGAACTAAAAGAATTAGAGCGAGCATCTATCGCTGAATATTATGCTAGTAAAACTAGATGGGATAATTATACTGGCGACTAACAACTTAAAACTTATGACTATGAAAAGAGATTTATATAGATTTGCCAAGGCAAGAAGGCACGGCGAAAGAATTTATATGTGGGAAGCGGAATGGCACAAAAGACACAATGAAGAATATTACAAACAAAATATAATTACTAATCGATAATATAATAAAAAACTTATGAAAACAATTAAATTTAAAGGTAAAAATACAATATTCTTAAACGGAATAGAGTACAAAGGTTACAACGTTGGTGATTTACCTCCATCATTTGGCTTCAAAGAAAAATATCTTGGACAAGATGAAGATGGTAACGACCAATACAAATTTGGTAAATCAGAGTGGTTTAACTATAAAGGTCTAACATTTGTAGAAAAACCTCCACAATGGTAGTAACTAATATGAAAGAATTATGCGAGTATGTTTCAAATAAAAGAAAAGCTCGCAACCATCAACACAGAGAGCTTCTAAGAATCAACGGAAGCTGCTCTGGTTTGACGGATAGAGAATATAGATATGTAAAGCATAGTCAAAAAAAATCGTTTCCTAAACAATACAAAGCGGCGTACAATAAAATATGGCGTGGAAATAACGAGAAATATGACTTAAAAACTTTTAAATTATGAATGAAATAGATAATATGGTTTATCTTGATGAGATAGACGAGTACGTAACCGTACAAGAATATACCGAATATTTAAGGTATTTACAAACAAAATAACGTAAGTAATTGATAATATAATAAAAAATGTACTGTAAATGTGGAAATACTGTTCACCCAGTTCGTATCGAGCTAGGTTATAACAACTGTGTAAGTTGTAGTTCGACTCAAAAAGTCAGCTATATACCTATCATAGCTAATAAACAAGTTCTTGAGGTGCAAGTAGTATCGCAAGAACTATCCGCAGCAGTACACAAATCATGGAGACGAAAATAAATAAACTAGAAAGATTATTATATCTTGTAATAATATGTGGCATCTGTTTCTTTTGTGGTGTGTTTTACACGTTCTACAAAATAGATCAGCGAACATGGAACGAAGATATATTAAAAGCTAGAGACATAGAAACGAGGTATTTAAATTACCCAACTAAAAGAAATTATAAACGAGACGACTTAGAAAGAATAATATATGGAACAAATTAGAAAAAGAAACTATGTATTTGTACTTGATTTTGAAATAGGTTTTGTGTATAGATATGATGTGTTTACTCGTGACAGCGAAAAGATAGAAGAATATCTATGTGACTTAGGTCATAATCCTGCAAATATAGAGTGGATGTTAACAAGAAATAAGAAAATAATTAAATAATATGGATAGTAAAAAAGCATATGAGCAAATGCAAGATGAAATGATTGATAGAGAATCAGCTTATCTATGCACTGAAGTTGAAAGAGCACTAAATAGAATAGTAGACTATACAGATATGTTAGATGATAGTTCTTTCAATAAAATTAAAGCATCAGCCATTAAATTATTAAAAGAATGGCACTTGTAATCATTGATAGATAGTTAGACGAGTAGGTTAATTAG